TTGATTTTTTTTTTTTTTTTTTAGAACGGAAACTAAATGCCGCTGGCTATTGCTAGTTAAGGGGCGACGGTTCGGGGAGAGAGGGCGTGAGAAGAACCGGAAAGAAACTCACTTAGTAGGTGGCGCAGGTGGTGGGGAGAGAGAGTTGGAGCTTGCCCTTGATAAAGAGGGAAGCGGAGATGGGGGCTTTAGTGCCCATGGAGACGGAGTCGGAGTTCTGGAAGAAGTTGACGAAAAGCTTGGGATTGTTGATAAAGGCGAGGGGGGCGCGGACCCAGGTATTAACGGAGGCTAAATTGCAAGGGAGGGTGAGGTGGCCGGAAGGATTGGTGATACTGCCGGCGACGAGACGAGTGGAACCATACGCATTCATGATGCGCTGGTCGACGTTGGAGTTGGCGGGGGCCCAGAGGAGCTCGACGGTGACGGGATACTTGATGGAGGAGTGGGTGGGCATGAGGGTAACAGAAAGCTCGGTGCAGGCGGCGTAGGTGAAGTCTACGGACATGTTGGAGAGGATACGGTTGGAGAAGACGTCGAAGCTGGTGGTAGAGGTCTCGGTACCAGTGAGATCTTGGCATTTCCACTGGAAGGGACGGATCAAACCAGTTCGAGGATTCGAGCAAGGGGGTGGACGTGGGATGGCCGGGGTGGAGTCGGCGAAAACAGTTGTTTCAGCCGCGAGAACAGGATCGTCAGGGCCAGGAAGAGACAGAGGGACCGCAGAGTTCGGAGAAGCGGGGGAAACGGATTCATTGGCCGGGAGGAGATGGAGCTTGGACAGAAGAGCCGTGAAGAGAGGAACCAGAGCGGATTCCATCGGGAACAGAGGCGGCGGGGAGGATATTGAAAGTGAGATGCAAATCCCGTTGTAAAGCGTCAATCGTGGGATTCGACGGGAAGTGCACCTTGCCGGAAAGCTTCAGAAAGGCGGCTCGAGCGGAGGAGGAGATCAGGGAGAAGAGGGCGTATGAAGCGTGACGGAGGTGAGGGGCCAGTCGGTCGAATGTGGAGGGGTCAGGCTCGCCAAGGCGCAGAAGGACTTTCTGGGTCGGGGTGGCAAACTGACAGAAGTAGTCGAAGCAGGCAGACTGATACATGACAAAGTTCGCCGGAAACAACTGCCAAAGAGAGTCACCTAAGCTGTGGCCAACAGCGAACTCAGAGAGGTAAGAGGGGAGTTTTTCGAGATGAGTCTCATCATCGAAGGAGATGGCCAGTTTGGCAAAGAGGGCGAGGGGGGAGCGGACGGCGCCTTCGGGGCCGACGTAGTATCCGCAGAAGAGGCCGTAGGGGGAGAGCTCGGTCTTGAACTGGAGGTGGACGAGAGGGGCGACAGCTGCCCAAAACGGAGAGGTGGGGGGCTCGGAGTCAAGGAGGGAGTCGTCACCGGAGATCATGACGCCCTGACTAGTGACCTGGTACTTCAGATAAATGATCGCCAAGTTATAGTCGGAGTTGTCGTCATAGGTTCCCGGCTCGCCGGTCAGACGCATGCAGGTTAGAGGCCCGAACTGGGTTTCGATGCTGGTCTTGATCGTGAAGTGCAGGTCGATCAGGTTCTCTGGAATGTTGAGGCGCTGCATCTTCTTTACCTCGAAGAGGACTGCCTCGCCGTGCTGAGACTGGTCGAAGGAGGTGTAATCGTTCGCCAGATGGATGGAAGATGTAAGGTGGGCCTGACACCATTGGGAGAGCTCGAAAGGGGTGTGGCCTGCATGAATGTAGAGGTTGTTGGGGCGGTCGAGGTCATCGAAGTGCCGCTGATACTTCTTGACTGGGCCGAGGGCTAAGATTATGGCGTCGTGCATGAGGGCGAGAGTTTGGCAGGCTTTCCAGGGGCCAAACAACGAGCCCTCGTTGACCTTGTGCTGGGTCTTCGCAAAGATGCGAACCACAGAGTAGCGCCAGTCAGGATCGGAACGGAACGCGTTGGCCATGATGATTGCCTGCGTCTTGGAGGTGAGCTGGGCGAACTCGTTCAGATTGATACACTCAGCGAACAGGACGGGATCGAAGTCGACTCGGCGATTGGGATTACGACGGTAAGCTCGACAGTGAGCTTCGTAGAGAAGTTGAGCGAGGAGCTGATCGTTGGAGTTGGGCTTGTAGGGATGGCGAGAGGGACGGAATCGAAGACGTTTCTTGATGGAGGCAGGCAGGAGGGTGGGATCGTGCTTGGAAGAATGCCTAGGGGCTAGCAAGGAAAGGGGCTGGGGCGCCAGAACATTGGGAAGATTCAAGTAGGGAAACTGATTGGAGGTCTGGTCCCGGTGAATTATTTCTTTGGAAGAGGGGTCAAGAGCGGGCAGGAAATTGGAGGCGAGCGAGCGGAAATCGATGCCAGGATAAACTGGTTCGATCGGAGCTGGAGTGAAGGGGTAGGGCAGAGCGGGAGAGGCTGCGGCAGAGGGCAGAGCGGAAGGAGTGTCGAAATGGAGGGGGAGACGAGATTCCGGAAGAAAGTGGGTGGAGATCTGGGGAGCGTTGGTGGAACCATCGCCGAGGAGAATTGGAGTAGTAAGGACGACGGAATCGGTGTTGTTGGGGTCATTGGCGGAGGCGGCAGGCCCCAGAGGGAAGCAGGGATGAGCGGCCACACGGGATTGAAAATCGGCCAAAGAGCCCGGAGGAGGGGAAGGCGTGCGTTGAACGCTGGGGAAGGTGGAGGGATCTGGAAAAGGGCTGGGGACGAAGGCGACGTGGGTAGAACCGGCTCTCAGATTGAGGCGACGGTGGAGGAGCGGAGAACGCAGGATGGGCAACCTCGGGAAGATGTTCGGGAACAGGCGGGGGAGGTCGGCGGTTTGCCCGCTTGTGATCTGATGCAGCATGGGTGAGGCGGCGGGCGCGTGAAGGAGACGTGTGTCGCCGACGAAGAAGAGGCCGACTTTTGAGCGAGTGAGGGCGACGAGGGTGTGGGAGTTGGAAAGAAGAAGGGCGTTGCGGTCGAGGTGAATAGAGCAAGGGGTGGAGTAAGTAGAGCCTTGGGAGGAGGCGACGGTGAGGGCCGCGTACCCGCACTGTTGGAGGGTCTTGGAAGTGCTGGATGACGCAGTGAGAACGGGGTGAGTCGTGGAAATCTGGTTGGTGAGCTGAAGAAAGCCGGGGCGGGGATTAGACGAGGGAATTTGGAAATAAGTGGCGATCTGCTGTGGGACGCGGTGAGACCAAAGACAGTAGTGATCGATATAAGGGAGGAGATGGTCGATCTCCGAAGAAAGACGGGAGTTGGAGGAGTCGGGCGAGGAAGAGTGATATTCACCTTGGAGGGGATCCCCGAGGAGAACGACAGTGGTGAGAGAAGGGTCCGCAGCGATGGCGAGGTCGAGGTACCCGCGTGGCATCTTGTAGACCTCGTCGATTATGAGAAGGGGGGCAGCTTTAGTTAGGGCGGTCTCCCAGGTGGACACACGCCAGTTCTGCTCGGGGGCAAGATGGAGGAGCTGCTTCCACTCGGACCGGAGCTCGGTGGTAGGTACTGCGACGCGAAACAGCTGTCGAAGATCTTTCCGGGCGAGCATGCTGACGAGTGGGAGGGTTTTTCCACACCCGGCGAAACCGGCGAGATGGATGAGGCGGACGGTACGGGAGGGGGAGGAGTCGACTAGCCGGTCGAGTTGCTGAATGGTTTCTCGACTTTTGCCAGGCTCAGAGGGGAACAGAGAGGAGAGGATGCCGTCAGTCCCGTTCTTCATGTTCGAGACAAGATTCTTGGCACGGGCGGTTTCCATGCGGTGGTCATGGAAATGGTCGAAAGGAAGATGAGAATCTCGGAAACGAAAGTTGAGGATCGTGGTCTCGAGCGAGCGAGAGGAGGCGCCGACGAGAGGAAGAGGGGCCGGTGGGGCCGGAGGGCGGGACGAGAAGGAAAAATGAGAGGGATTTGAGCTGTGGAGGAGGTGGAAGTGGAGGGGGGCGAGCTCCATACCTAACTCGGAGACGCCGGACTCGGAGTGGAGAGTCACACGGAAATTGTGAAGCGAGGCGAGGGCAGTCAAGTGATCAGTGGAGAGGCCCTGGGAGTGTACGAGAGGGTCGGAAAGGAAGGAGTCGGGCAGCACATTACCAAGATCTTCCCAGAGAGCGGTCGCCGGGCGATTGAGCGCAGCCCCGACAGCGTGGAGAAGACAGGCCGTGTTGATGGGGAAAGGAGGGGGTGAGCTGGGCCAGGTGGCACGACGGCGAGTAAGGAAAGCGCCGCAGTGATTGAGGAAAGCGCCCGGGTGAAGGGAGGAGAAGGGCACAATGCGGCCGGTGGCGGATTGGTCAGAAGCGAGAGGGGAGGAGTTTTCTGGCTCCGGGGGAATCTGGGGGAGAGTGAGGCCGGACAAGGATCCGTCGGTAGGCAAACAGAGGGATGAGGAGTCGGGGCCTGGGGAGACTAGGGCAAACACGGGGTTGGAGACAGGAGCAAGAGAGACGTCCTGAGAGGGAGGAAGGGGGACAGAGGGCGATTGAAGGACGGGTGAGGGGTCGGGTGGGGATGGGGCGGACGGGGGGTCGGAGGCCGAGTGAGAGACCGGGAGGGAGCTGAGCTCACGGTTGATCTCCGATCGGTCATGAGGGGGCAGAGGGCCAGGGTTCGGGAAGGGAGAGGGCGTGGGAGGGGGAACAGTAGGCGAAGGTGAACTCGAG